AATATGCGTTGTTTGTTACGGTAACGGCACCATCATCAAGTGCCTCATTTGGCAACGCAAAGGAACTCTGGCCTTTTGGTGGTTCCTTTGCCTGCTCTTTTTTACCTAAAGTAAAGCCAAATAATTTTATAGCCATAAAATATCCATTCTAAATGAGGGTCGCCCCTCGTTAAACCACACCAGCTTCTTCGGCTTCCCACCATTGATATGCTAAAGTGACCGTAAATTCTTCTATCTGGTCATTTGCACCCCAATCTACGTCTATTGGAGATATATCATATGGGTACATACCGATAAACTTGTATTTTTTCAACTCATCACCAGTTTTGCCAAACTGTGTTACCTTAGCGTCAACTGAATAACCTAGTGGCGCTAGGGCCGCTGGGTTTCTTACATTTAAACTATGTGAATTGAGACCGTTTGTCCATCTTTCCATTGCGTTACGAACTACAAAGTCCTCATCATTGATGACTGTTACAGTTAAATCAGCAAAAGTTCTATTACCCAAGAACTTTAATTCACGACCAAAATATGTAACAGGCACAACACCAAGAGTAACTCCTGGTAGCTGCGTTGTTCTACACATAAAGGTCATTTTAGTCTGAGCATTTGCTGGTGCTGAAAACGCTGGGAATGGCATTTCCATCTCAAACAGATTAGGGCGAGCTCCATCGCCTACCATCTGTGTTCTAAATTCGTTTACATTAAAAGCCATTTATTTTCTCCTGTGTTATCCTTTATTTAGAAGCGTCCTACAACCTCTTCAAACGAAACTCCTGTTCTTACTGCTACAAAGTTAAGTTGTATGAAGTTAATTGATCTTGCAGGTTTAATGAATATATCACCTACAAACTCATTGCGGTCAATTACTTCGCCTGTATTATTTGATTCATCACAAACAACTCTAAAGTCTGTAATACCACGGCGACCTTGGACATCTCTCAAGAATGGCTCTACAAGAGCAACGAATTGTGATCTCGTAAACTGGTCGTTAAATTCAAAGAGTGAGAATCTTGCAGCTCTTGAGATTGCTTTCTCTAATACAATAAACAATCTACGAACATTAATTCTATCAAATGCTGAAGGTTTTGATTGCATTGTTTTATCTCCAAACAATACTGTACCTTCACCTTGGAAGGCAACAACTGGGTTGACGCCCTCTGTATAGAGATCATCTCTATTTGTTTTTGTAGGATTAAACGCAAGTTTAGTTACGTTCTTTATAATACCACGATTAAGACCACCTGGTGAGAACCAAGCATCTCTTTCTATATCTGTTCTTACACAAAGACCGGCAATATCACCGTTCAATGGTACATATCTAAAGACATCATTGTATTTGTCGTATTGATATTTGTAACCTGAATCTAAGAAAGCAAATGATGTAGAAGTAAGTAAATTACGATATGTTTTAATATCTGTTACTTCATTACCCGAATTATTTACTACATCAGCTCTTCTTGGTGAACAAAATGCGATACAATCTTTTCTTGTGATTGCGATATTGTCAATTACATGAGTAGCAACTGTTTGGTCACCTGGACCAGTCATTACAAGTGATATGTCAACTGAATCTGCATCTGCAAAACTATCAAATGCAGTTACTACGTTTGCAGTAGCAGTTGTACCATCAGCACCACCTACTAATGAAGCAGAAAATGGTACTTGCACCTCTGTAAATGCTGTGGCAGAGCCACTACCCCAATTTGTACCACCATTTTGATGTGCTGTCCACCATACACTTTCTGATGTTTTATTGATTACTTCTTTATAGAAGTTTGTTTCACCAGTACCGGTCTTAGCATCTGAAGCCTTAGACACAAATGCAAACTTATTTAAAATTGTGTTAGCTGCATCTGAAAACTCTGAATCTTCATCAACAACAATAACGTGCATTTCGTCACCTGAACCACCTTTATTGGCTACATAATCAGATGTTCCTGGTGCAACTTTAAAGTCATCATGGTATTGCCATTTTTTCAATACAGCAGGATTTCCAGTTATATCAGCTGTAAGATTTTGAGCGATTGTTATTCCGAAAGCATTTGCAGAAACAACATCTAAGTATGTTGTACCACCATCAATTGAAACTTTATCTCTTGTAATAAATGGTTGGTGTGTATTAGCTGGTGAGTTAATTGGTATAACATTCTTTTGAGGCGTAGAAGCTATAGTTATTGCATTAGCCCTTATTTGATTAGCAGCTGTACCAACTGATAAATTTTGTGAAAATGCGTTTGCACTTGGGCAGATAGAAATTCTTAGTGAATTACCTCTTGCACCTGGATATTTCGCAGCAAAAGGACCTACACTTGTATTGGCCGCTGTGCCATGGTTCAAATCATAATCGTCATCATTTTCGATTAATATTGCACCACCGACATTTGCAGCTGCGTTTAAAGCTCCCGTTGCGTGATCATTGTTTACTGCTCTTACAAGTTTTAAATTATTTCCGTATGCAAGAAAGTTTGCAGCTGTGAACCAGTATTCAAAGTTAGTATTATCAGGGCTACCGAATCTTTCCTGTAACAGAACTTCACTACCTATAGTTACTATCTCATTTGCTGGTCCCCATGCAAATATTCCAGCGTGAGCCCCTATTGAAGAGGCAACTGATGGGACAATAGTAGTGAGATCAATCTCAGATACATTTACCCCTGGTGATAACTGAAATGCCATGGATTTCTCCTTTTTATTAGACTAGACGATTGTTTATTTTCATTTACTGTCTATTTAGTGTTTTCAAAATCTCGTATTTATATTTCCACTTTGACTCCAGACATCATCACCATCAATCGTTACCTCTTCCTGTAACCCATCATCAATAATCCCTACGGGAGCTAAACTTTCTTCAATTAAAAGACTTTGTTCTTTGAGTAAAATTGACCTCACATCAACGTCTGTAGAATCTTTGAAGTATGATTGTGCTGTTAACCAGCCAAATAATACAAGACCCATAGCTAAATCATCATTATTACCCTCTTCAGCTGCATATGAATCTTTTACACGAACAAAAGAATTTAATTCATTTATCGTATCAAAGTCAACAATAATTAATTTATCTGATTCAATGAGTGTTTTTAAGTTTGCACAGCCAATTTTCTTTACGGATTTTGTAGTCTTGATACCAAATGAGGCATTTCTTTTGAATCCACCTGATATTGTTTGGCCTTTAATATGATGTTGGTCTATCTTATAAATGTTTTCATATTCTAGGTCATAATGTAAAATGTCAACGACTTGTTGACCAATGTTATTTGTTTCGATTAAAATATACGCACCGTTATACTTCATACCCATTGAGTATATAATATTTGGAAAGAATAATAGTGGTATATCATTTGCTCTATATTTTGCAACTTGTTTATACGGTGTTTTTGTTACATCTATGATATTGATGGCAGAATAATCTTGGCCAACACCTTCTGAACAATCTACTGTAGCTATGTAAATATGACCTTCTTTTGGCTCTTCATACATATCTAATTCATCTATTGTACTGATAGGATTGAAAAATGCAAGTGAACGTAGTTTCGCACCAGATATAAGTGTAGCTGCCGAGCCTATAAACTCTGTTTCAAACTCTTGTCTGAATTGTTCTTCTGATGTGTTTCGTATTGTTTCTTTTTTCCAATCTTCATCTCGACCTGGTACCATAGACCAATGAACTTCAAATGGTGTATAAGATGACCGTTTTTCCATGGCATCAATCCACATTTTGTAAAATAAATTGAGACCATTTGGTGTAGAAACAATAATTACTTTTGTTGTTTTACCTGATGATATTACAGGGTATGTAGCAGTAAAGAACTCTTGTGCCATGTTATGAGGCACGAAAGCAAACTCATCAAGAAAGATTAGATTGTATGTACCGCCTCGCACACCTGAATTAGATGTTGCATATGCGTATATCTTAGAACCATTTTCTAATTCTATATTACCTTTATTCCATGTAATAATACCTTGTTGCAACCACAAAGGTAGATATTCATATGCTCTTTGTAAACGACCAAGTATTTCTCTTGCAAGTTGACCTTTATTTGCGAGAATACCAACTGTATAATCAGGATTAAATAAAACAGCCCATAACATATAACCTACAGTTGTGGTTGTCT